TGAGTTTTTAGTTCATGAAAGGAAAATTGTATGATCGGACAGGAAATTATTAAGTTGGAGTTGACCGTTGACCAGGTCAATGCCATTTTGCAGATTTTGGGTGATGCACCTTTTGTAAAGGCAAACCAGCCTATTGCTTGGATCATTACCCAAGCAAACCCCCAAGTAGCCGCTTTGGAACCGCAGGAGAGTGCTGATGAAGCAACCGAGCAACCTGCTTAATGGCCTGATGAACAAGGGTGGGTATGAAGCCCCGCCAGTTAAATTGGACCCCAAACGGGCCGAATTGGCGGGTGCAATGACCCGAGTGCTTATTAATCAGGCGCTCCGAGAAGTGCAAATTGCCAAAAAGCAGCATGAGTCGGGCCAAAAAGGCGACTAATTTGCATTAGTAGTATTAGGGGAGTTTCCGCTCCCCTAATTTACTCTTGTATAAGAATAACATGACCACACCCAAAAAACCTGCCACAACATCCAAGTACGATCCCTCAATGTGCGAACGAGTCATTGAAATGGGCAAGACTGGTGCGTCCCAACGCATGATGTGGGCAGACTTGGGTATCTCCCGCTATGCAGCGGAAAGCTTTAAAAAGAAATACCCTGAGTTCGAGCAAGCCCTCGATCTAGCATTGGTCCACTCCCAAGCCTATTGGGAACGTGAAATCTTGGCCAATGTTGGTAATAAAGCATTCAATTCCCGCTTGGCTGAAATTGCCTTGCGCGGCCAATTTGGTGAAACCTACCGTGAAACCCGTGACAACAAACTGGATGTCAAAGCGGAGATCACAGTGGATTTTGCTGGCGCAGTAAAAGACCTTATCAATAATCTTAAAAAAGCTGGCGAATAGCCCAGTACAATTAAGCGGGAAAAGGGTAGCTCCCCTGTCGGTTCCCTAACCGAATACCGCACCAACATGCTTTAGGGGGCATTCATGAAAACTTGTTCTACATGTAAAGAGCAAAAACCTTTATCTGAATTCAATTCGGACAAAAGGAAAAAAGACGGAAAATACTACCGTTGTAAGTCTTGCCACACTAAAGTAGTGCAAAACTGGCAAAGAAAAAATCCAGAAAAAGTAAAAAATGCTCGGTGGGTGCGAGAATTTGGTGTCTCGTTTGAATTTGTACAAAACTTAAAAGAGCAACAAGATAGCAAATGTGCTATTTGTAAGATGTCTATAGAAATAGGAAACAAATCTGCTCATATTGATCATTGCCATAGTAGCGGTAAGGTCCGAGGACTTCTATGCCAAAAATGTAATCAAGGTCTGGGACTGTTTAAAGATTCCGTAATAGCGTTAGAATCTGCTATTGAATATTTAAATAAACATGCTACAATGCTTTAACACCATTTAAAAGTATTTTTATGAGCGCTCACGCACTTCTCTCCCCTTCTTCTAGCCATCGATGGATGGCTTGTACTCCTAGTGCCCGACTGGAAGCTACTTTACCAGAACCAAAAAGAAAACCAGGAACGCATGATCCTGCTGCTGAAGGCACTTTGGCCCATGAACTAGCCGAAAATTATTTGCGTCGGCATTATGATCAAATTACTGAAGAAGAGTTTCAAGCTGAATACGAGCGCATCAAACTGGAGAAATACTACAATGCTGAAATGGAAGAATACATTGGTGGGTACGTGGTTTACGTTAGAAGTCAAATTGGAGACGGCGATGTTCCACTATTTGAGCAGAGAGTCAACTACGACAGCTACGTTCCGGAGGGTCATGGCAGCGCTGATGTCGTAATAATTTCCGGCCATAAAATTCGTGTGATCGACCTCAAGTATGGGGCGGGGGTTAGTGTAGATGCTACAGGGAACTCCCAACTACGCCTGTACGCACTCGGCGCATATGAAAAATACAAGCCTAAATACCCCGGTATCAAGGAAATTGAATACACGATCTGCCAACCTCGAAAAGACAGCATTACAACTGAGTCAACTACAACGGCAAAACTGTTAGATTGGGCCGAATTTGTAGTAAAACCCAAAGCCAAGAAAGCTTGGATTGGCACTGGTGATTTTGTGCCTGGTGAACACTGCCAGTTTTGCAAGGCCAAACCACAATGCCGAGCCAGAAGCGACTTTGTTAACGAACTGGCCAAACTGGAGTTTCGTGATCCTCCCCTGTTGACCCAAGATGAATTGGATTTGGTGTTTAGCCGCGCCGACCAGCTCACTACTTGGGCCAATGATGTAAAATCCTACATGCTCAACGAAGCAGTCGAAAATGGTGTGCTACCATTGGGCTACAAGTTGACAACCACAGCAACACATCGTAAAGTGGGCGACCAAGAACTGGCCGCACAAGTGCTGTTGGAAAAAGGATACAAGCCGGAGGAAATTTATGAACCATCGACTCTTAAATCTATTGCAAAGCTTGAGAAGCTTGGCAAAAAAGGCGATATCGTTTCCGTACTCGGTGATCTCATTGTACGTCCTACTGGCAGTCCTAAATTGGTACGTGACACCAGCGTAAAGGAGGATTTTACATGAGCCAGTGGTTGATTGCTGCCGTAGGTGTTGTATACTTGGCCATTGCCATAGATCAGTACATCAAAGGAAATTTAGGAATTGCGATCTCATTTTTGGGTTATAGTATTGGCAACGTAGGCCTTACAATAGCAGCAAAATGATTCAGCAGATGGTTGGTTTCAAGGTGATGGTTCCAGATCTAGCCATTGAGGGGTTGACAAAACACTTCACCGAGCTTAAAGTGGCAGAATCGTGGGAAGATTTGAGGGCCATTCGGGAGTCAGCTTTCGAGGTCATTGAGTTCTTAGTTCATGATAGAGAGTTGTTGTCAAATGAGGAGTACCAGTTGGATCTGGTCAGCGCATTGGCAATAAGAAATGCGTTGGCAAACATACAAATGCTGTATGATTGCTAACAAGGGTAGACGAGCTGGCCCCTATTTAAGTCCAGCTCTTTCGTTAAAAAGGTAAATTATGTCTCAATCAGTGAAAATCAAAGTCGTAACCGGTAAGGTTCGTTTTTCTTATGTCAGCGTGTTCCAGCCAACAGCTGGTGTGGACGGCGGTTCTCCCAAGTACCGCTGCTCGATCATTGTGCCCAAGTCTGACAAGGCCACAGTGGACAAGCTGAACAAAGCGTTCAACGACTGCAAAACCCAAAACGCTGCCTTCTTTGGCGGCAAAGTGCCACCAGTTCTGAAAGGTGGTCTGCGTGATGGAGACGTAGAAAAACCAGAAGATCCAGCATATGCAAACTGCTACTTCTTCAATGCCAACTCGGCCCAAAAGCCTGGCGTTGTCGATGCGGATTTAAATGCCATTATGGATCCAGAAGAGTTCTATAGCGGATGCTATGGCCGCGCTTCGGTAACACTGTACCCTTATAACTCAGCAGGTTCTAAGGGCATCGCTTATGGCCTCGCCAACGTCCAAAAGACCGAGGAAGGTGAGCGACTTGGCGGTGTGTCGAACGCAGCTGCAGACTTCGCTGTGTAAGTCAAGGGCGTAACTGCCCTTTAATTAAGCAACCCGCTTCGGCGGGTTTTCTTCCCTTTAACAACAAGAAAAATATGAAATTTTATGTGTATCAACACGCAAACCCCGAAACAGGAGAAATTCTGTATATCGGAAAAGGGTCGTATGAACGAGCATGGTTATGCCGAGGAAGTAATAGAAGCCCTGAGTATTCTGTTTACCTAAAAAACCTTTTAGAAAACGGATACACTATGGATGATTTAGTTACAATTTTACAAAAAGGTTTGACAAATGAAGCGGCAGAAAAATTTGAATCTAAATTGATTTTAGAAATTCAACCTATTTTTAATAAACAGCAAACTAAAAAATGGGTGAGTCCTAAAAAGTTTTTTGGGGAAGTTGTTGATACCATTAAATCTTTAAAAGAGATGGGCTACGGTAGCCAAACTATTGCATTTCTAATGGGCGGAGATAAAGTTACTAACGCAATGACAATGTGGAGAATTACAAATGACTAAGATGAACCAATACATGGAATATATCGCTGCCAGCAGGTATGCCCGTTTCATTGACGACAAGGGTCGCCGTGAACATTGGAGTGAGACAGTTAACCGTTATGTTGACTATGTGTTTAGCCGAACAGAAAAGATTGCAGACAACAAAGAGTTGAAAGAGGATATCCGAAACGCAATTTTGAATCTGCATGTGATGCCTTCTATGCGGGCCATGATGACCGCTGGTAAAAGCGCAGACCGCGACAATACTTGCGTTTATAATTGTTCGTATTTGCCAATCGATGATGTCAAAGCGTTTGACGAAGCCATGTTTATCTTGTTGTGTGGCACAGGCGTTGGTTTCTCGGTAGAGTCCAAATACATCAACCTGCTACCCGAAGTGCCAGATCAAATGTTCAATGGTGACCATGTGATCAA